TTTGAGCATAGTGATGTGACCTGCGTGTAGTAGATCAAAAGTAGAGGCTGTTATACCTCTAGTGTACTCAAAATTATCTGTACTATGCTGCATTTTCACAAGTTTCCAATAGATCGACTTCTATCGCATGAACTCTATCATTAACAAAATCATGCCAACCGTCATCTTCCCATGGTTCATACTCATCAGAATCTTCTGGCACTTCTTCGCCGTTAGCAGAAAGATATGACATACGAGCCTCGACTAAATCTTCATAGTACTCTTCGTCCGCTATGATGTAGCCGTCATGATATAAAGCTGAGCCAACAAAGTTGTAACCTTCATCTGTAAATTGACAAGTAATTCGAACCTTCTCGTCAATTTCTAACAGGTGGTCACCTAGAAACTCAACAAAAGGTAATACGGCAGACCATGCTGAAGTAACGCAAGCATAATCATCGGCAGCATCTTCGACAAATGCCCATTTAGCGCCTACTGAATCTATGTCTACCTTACCATCTTCGTTTCTTGGAAGAAACACGGCATCAAACAATGATTTGTCATCACCAATAAGTCCTCCAAAGATTCGCTCAAATTCGGCTTCTGCTTCTGCACTGCCTTGAACTTGAATGTAGTTATCAACATGATTTGCCATATTACCTCCTAATGAATTTGAGTGGGCAGTTTCGCATCATGCCCAGGACATTACTACTAGCTGAATACTTTTGATCCAGCGGCTGCATAAGCTGCGGCAATCATTGCACGGCTAGGACGACCTAGACGATAAGCAGTTTTGCCTGACTTGTTTACATTAGCGTAAACAGGATAGCCTGCTGCACGGAGTTCCTGAACTCGGGCGCTTACACGCTTAACACCGAACATAGAAGCTGCTTGTGCTTCAGTCAAAGATTGACCTGAACGAAGAAACTTGAGGATCTTTTCGTTCTGGTTCTTAGCAGGAGCTGCCTTAGCAGTTTTAGTTGTAGTAGTTGTAGCCATAATATAATCACCTTTAGATTATTAACATTAAAATTAAACGACTTTGCGGTCGCTATTTGAGATCACTCTCAAATTCTTTAAACATGCTGACATTATACACATTAGGAAGCACAATGTCAAGCATTAAAATTTCTCAATTTCGCCTGTTTTTACGTCACGCATCTCAAGGACGACATACGAAACCTTAGGGCTTTGAGTCACTGAACCTGCCCATGTACAGGCATCGTTCCAGCTTAGAAAGCCCATTTTCTCACAGGTATGCATACCTTCTTTCATACCGCCGAGATGATACTTCACCAATTCGACCTGACAAGGATAGTTAGATGCTCTCATTACACAAACTCCTTTGCCCATCGTTGGGCAGTTTCGAAATCTGGAGCATACTCCAGCATGGCGCCAAGAGCCGCCTCCATTTCGAGGCGATCACGATGGATCTCGTACTCGATCTGAGCACTGAGGCTATCACACTCTGCCTCAAGCTCCTCGGTGCTCCATTCGTCCCAATTAAAGCGAGGGCGAATGCCATTCAGCTCCTTGTATCGGTCTGAGATATAACCAACAAGATCGTCACGGTTCCAAGTAGTTGTCATAATATTAGCCCTCACAGCTTGTTTTTTCAGTTTATAAGTACATTATACAGGGTACTTTAGCAAATGTCAAGCATTATTTTAACTTTTTTTGCTTTTTTTCGCCCAATAGAATCAATGACTTACAACTCAATTTCATATAACCATTATAGCTAATTATAGACAGGCTGTCAAGTATTTAAATCTCAATAAAAACAATAACTTAGAATCGTCACCAGAAGCTCTGTCTTGCGGCACCTTAGCCGTCAATTATAATGAAGGAAGCATAACTACCAGCAGGACGCTCTATTCTGGCGTCAAATCCTTCTCTGGCCAGATGTTCTACGAGCCAGTCTGGATTGTATATAGTGATAAGATGCCTAGAATCATATTCTTGTAACGCTGTCTGTCCAGTGACGATAAAATTGTTGTCAAATAGAGAGAAGGTAGAGGTACAGTTTGCTATATCGGGTCTGAAGTCTACGCATTCTCCGTACTCCTGAACTCGTCTCTGCCAGAACCAGTTTGTTAATACTTTGTCTTCGGTTGAAATGATACTGATGGCAATTTTCTTAGGACTTAATGTCTTCATCCATTGTAGGGTGATAATAAGGTCTAGAAAATCTGAGTGACTGAAAACGCTGTATGAAAAAATGTAATCAACGCTTCCGTTTCTTAGGATGGGATAGTCGGCATGATAGTCACCGTCGTGATTATATGCCCAATTGTATCTATTGAACTTTAGAAACTCTGCATTAGGAAAATCTTCCTTTCCTATCCTCAATGCTTCTTTGTCTAGATCGATACAAGTGTAGTTTTCTTCTTTTATCTTTCCTTCAGAAAAGAAAAGGAGATTCGCAGTATTACCACCGTAGTCTAATACCGTCGAATCTCCAACTTCTCCGAAAATATTTTCGAACATCGGAAATCTATCGTGCTGTACTTCTCTCGTATACAAATTGTTCCACATAATATAAATTTCTTTTTATTGCATTATTATGATTTCTTACTAATAGCATCAGCACCGAAGAAAGCAGATACCAATACTGCAATTGAAGCGAAGTATGTAGGAGCAATATCAGCAATTAATTGTGCTGCTTGTTCCATGCCTAACAATGAAGTGATAGCAATACCAATAGGATATACTAACAATCCACAAAGAGAGAACCAAGCCATCTTACGAATAGCATCTCTCTGAGCATCTTTATCTTCGAGTTCTTTGCGTCTGAACTCCATGTACATTTCGTGTTCTTTTTCACTGACTTGACCATCGCCGTTTGTATCGGCAGGATGAAATTGTTTCTTTTCTTCTTCAGCCATAGTGAGACCTCCCTTTCTCACTATTTATAAAGTTTAGAACTTTATTCCATCGAAGTCAGTTTTTATATTTTTCCTGTCGAACACTGGTGTATCATCATACTTAGATGCGCCTGAGTCAGTTAGACCTGCTTGCGAATCTTCTAAGTCAAACAGTTTCATTCTTGCTCTGTCAACACCAATCATGAATCGTTTGTTAGTTGTAGGATCAGCGTAACGATTCTTCAATTGCTTCACCATGATTTGACCTAACTGTTCTAACTCTTCTGTACTAATAAGGGCAAGCATCAAGTCGGCAGTCGCAGGAAGACCGAAAGACTCTGAAGTATCTGTCAACTCAACATCTGAATTGTTGTAACCGCCACGAGTAGTCTGTGTCGCAGTGACAATAGGAACGTCAAACTCTACGGCGAGACCTCGAAGTTCCTCTGCAATGGACTTAATAATCGTGTAAGAATTTGCGCTGGAGCCAGCACGAAAGCGACTGCTAGTACAAATATTGAGATAATCAACGAATATAATGTCAGGCCTAAAATTTCTCTTGAGCTTAAGTTCATTGAGAAGGGACTTAAAATGGCCTGCGTGAGCCGATGCTGTCGGATACTCTTTAACAATGAGCCTACCTTGAATTTTTTCATTTAGTTTACTAATCCTATCATCAAACATACTTTTAGATAAATCTTTCAACTGACCAATAGGCAAGTTCATCAGATTCGCATCGATTCTTTCTGCAATTCGTTCTTCAGACATCTCTAATGTTATATATAACGCATTCTTACCTGCTGCGATATTCGATGCTGCCATGTGACACATGAACAACGATTTACCAACACCAGTACCTGCGAGTGCTACATTGAGTGTCTTGTTCGATAAGCCACCGTTTGTAATCTTGTTGAACATTTCAAGATCAAAAGGCAGTTTCTCTTCTAGTCGATGATAGAAATCAAATCGCTCATCAGCATTTTCGATGTAGTCATGACCTACATTGTTATCAAAGCCTACACTCAATGCTTCTGATAGAATACTAGGCATCGCATCTTTACTGAGGTCTTTGTTTCTGCCATCGAGGATACCAATGCTTTCCATCACGGCATTGTAAAGTGCTTTGTCTTTACAAAACTTTTCAGTCTCGTCCAGAAGCCATTGGCTGTCTGCATCTTCTGTATCTAGTGTTTCAACAATAGCTTGTATTTCACTGAATTCACTTTCAGTAACAGCTTTATCTTCTGTCACCGCAATCATAAGAGCTTGCTTCGAAGGCGCAGCGTTATAAGTTTCAGTGTGTGTTGCTATCTTGTTGAAGACTATTCTGTCCTCGTTTCTAGAAAAATATTCAGGCTTGAGAAAAGGAATAACCTTCCTCAAATACTCTTCATTGTAACAAAGATTAGATAAAATAATTTGTTCTATTGATTGTTGCAAAGGTCTTCCTTAATAAATTCTTCACGGATTGTTTCTACACATGCCTCACACAGATACAATTCTTCCGTATCTGTGTGAAAGCACACTGCTGCATCGTTTTCGTAAATCGTTGATTGACAACGATCACATGCGCCTTTAGTCTTCAATCGCTTCGTAAACATCTGCAATATCTTCCTCTGTGATTTCTTCTTTCATGATACCATCTGAACTTGAGATTGTGTATCGCTTTGAAATCCAGTCGATGAATGTTTGATCTGACAGAATAGGCAACCAGAAATCTTTCTTGTATGTATCAGTCTTTCGTGCTTTAGGTTCTACTGCTTCGCCAGTAGACATATCAACTCTCTGATACCAACCGTTGCTTGGCTTGATAACATGACCTGATTCCATTGCCATGTCAAGAAGTCCTGACCACTTGCTGATACCACCTTCGAATGATACTTCAACAGGAATCTTAGACTTCTCACGAACGAAACGAGACTTCTCAACATTGATAATAAAGTTATAGCCTGTCAAGTCTTGACCAGTCTTTTCTTGCTGACGACCGATGATGTAGATGTTATCTGCTGAGTAGTAGATTCCTGTACCACCTGATACGACTGCCTTACTGAACATTTCCATAGTTTGATAAGTGTGATTCACAACTACCATAGGAATGTCTTTGATTGTCAAATGAGGAGTAACCATTCGGAACAGTGACTTCATCTGCTTTGCTCGTGTCATGTCTGCTACTGACTTGCCGTCAAGTGCGTCTTCAACTTCTTTCTTCGATGCCAAGTTACCTACAGAATCTACAATCACAATCACATGATCGCCACGTTCAATGCCATTCATCTGAGACATTACATCGTGCTTCAACTGCTCAATGTCTGTGATAGGAGTGTGAACAACTCGGCTAGTATCGATGTTGAAAGTGTCGAAGTATGCCTGAGGAGTACCAAACTCTGAATCGTAGAACAAAACAACAGCATCGTCATACTTCTCTAGATAAGACTTCGCAAGTAAAAGAGAGAACGCTGTCTTGAAGTGCTTCGAAGGACCTGCGAATACTGTAAGTCCAGGAGTAAGACCACCGTCTAAGCGACCACTGAGTGCTACATTCAAGGCAGGCACTGATGTTTGAATCAAATCTTTTGTAGTGAAGAATTTTGATTCGGTTAGAATAGCTGTATCTTTAATCGTGCTATTCTTTTTCAATCTTTCCATTAAGCTCATTTACTTTCTCCGTTCATCATTAATTTTTAAAGCTGTGTCAAAAATATTTAAATCATTATAACACAGAGTTTTCATATGTGTCAAGTCTTTAGGAAAACAACTACCACCGAAACCTAATTTTCCGTCTGGACCAGGAACGTCCCAATGAGTTCCTCCTGTCCAAGAATCCTGGGATAGAAGATTAGACACAAAGGAATAATCTACGTTTTCTCTCTGACATATTTCATAGAATTCGTTAGCGACTGCTACTCGCATTGCCAGTGCTGCGTTTCGCATCAGTTTGAACATACTTGCTTCTTTCGGCTGACAAATATTCACGGGCTTGTTTACATTCTCAAACAGTTCTACTAGTTCATCGTCCGTTTCTTCCATGCCGATAATCAAAGGCAACTGAGGGTCGTCAACGTCAACTTTCCAGCATCTTTCTCTTAGAAACTCCGGCATAATGTACGCTTGAGGAAACAGTTCTACTTGCTCAGGTCCGATAGTACTACGAATAACTAGCTGACATACGTCCTTATACTCTTCGTAAACTGATTGTAGTATGCTAATGTCTAGCTCGTTTCCTGTAGTAGGAGTAGGAACACAGACAAACGCATATTCTACTGAATCAAAATCACAATATAAATCTTTTGCTGGATCATGAATTTGAATATTACAATTTGTTTTCTGTAAAAGATATTCTGTAGCTTTACCAACAAAGCCGTGACCAATAATTGCTACGTTCATGAAAATAAGTCCTCAAGAGTGTTTTTATATTCTGTTTCCCACCCGAGAGACTTTACAATTGTGTCCATTGGATCCAAGAATGCTTTTTGAAACATCAAGTCGTAATCTATATATCTGTGTATATCAAACTCTGGTGGTATTTTGCTATTGAAAGATATACAATTCTCACGTAAAGTGTTGGGTTCTTTTAGATACAAAAATTTAATTTTATCTCCTTCTTGGATCAATTCGTATTTTTGAGTTATTTTATACTTTTTCAGATAATGATTATAAAGAAGACTGCCACGAACATGCATAGGGGTGCCTTTTGCATAAATGTCTGAGTTGCTAGTATACTTTTGTAAATTATTGCAGCCTCTAGGAAAAGCAATATCTTCAGCACTCATTTGTTTAAAGTCTTTGCGAGTCTTTTCTATAAAGTTTTGCAAAGTCTTTTCATCGGTAGTGAGAGTAAGCCTAACTGCTTCCTTTAAACTCTCTCGAACTGGCGCAGGAGTAGAAGATCGAACAATCTCAAGACCCATGACTTTTAGCTTTGGTTCTGTATATCTTGTGCCTTCATCATCATACACAGTCATTGCATAACGCTTTTTAGCAATCCAAATTGCCTTGTCTGCAATTGCTTCTCGCTTAAAGAATATTTTTTTCTCATAAGCATGAGTATATTCTACTAATGAATCCATTGCCTTTGATATGCAAGGCTCTATCTGCTCACTACCAATCTTGTCTAGAATGTCAATCAACTTGTCTTTGTCTTTATCAGCAAAAAACTTATCTACCACGGCTTTGAGTGTGATGTAGCATGAGTCAGTATCAGAATAAAAACTGTACATCTCATCTTTAGTGCCAACAATCTTATTTACGAAAGTATCTAGCGCAGAAGCGGTAGCACGAATGATATACTGGCCAGTGAGAGTGATACCTTCTGCAATTCTGTCATCATAGAATCGAAAGTACTCGTTTGCCATCGCACCATAAAGAGAGTTAAGCTGAATTTTTCTCGCCATTTGAAAGTTGTTGTACTTTGCAATCTCATTCTTGTACTTGGGATCTTTCGTGTCTACATAATTTTGCTCGGCTGTCTTCATCAGTTTTTTATATTTTTGTCTGTCGTCAAAAAACTTTTGTACAATCTCGGGCATGTAGCCCAATTTATCTCTAGTGAAACATTGACCGTTTGCAGCCACAGAGTATTTACCATCAAAGTCATACTTCCTTTCAAGCATGCCGTCCACCGTCACATCATATATCTCTCCCTGCACGAGAGTTTCTGGTGACATATTATACTGCATGATGATAGAAGGATACAGGGAAGTGGCGTCAAAACTTTCTACCCATTCATATTGACCAGGAACAGGCTCTTGCACATAGGCACCAGCAATACTTCTGCTTTGTTTCATGCTTTTTTGACCAAATACAACTTTCTGTTCCCACAGATGATTGTACAACAAGCAGTCCCAAGTCTTTACTGGCGAGGCCACATCAGAGTAGTTCATCTTAGCATCGTATGCCATAGTCAGACAAAGTTCAATCAATTTGAGTTTGTCTTCTAACTCGTCAACAAGTACAGTATCTATGATGTTATATTCTACGAACAGATTCCAATCTTTCTCATAAAAATCTTTGAATGACTCATGAGGATTTTCTAGCTTTTTATGTCCAAGTTCGACTTCAGCGATAAAGTCTAGCTTATAAGATTCACGAGTAATATAAGTAAATTTCTTGTAGAGATTGAGATAATCAAGTTGAGCAATACCCCATATATCATATCTCATATATTCACGATTGCCCATTG